ATCGTAGCTTTGCATCGCTTTTGGAGTATCAAGGATTTCATCAATTTTTACAGACTCACTTGTTGTGCTTGGTTCAATCATATTATCACAGCAAGAACACTTTTTACCAATTTCACCTACATCATGTTTACCGCCGCAGTGATCACAATCAGAACCGCATCCACAGGTTGCAGACAGTTCTTCTTCAAGCCCCTCTAGTTCTGCGGATTCTTCTACAGAGGCTTCAGTCTTTTTTGATAATGACTTTGAAATTGCTTTTGATACTGCTTGGCGACGCTTGTGTAAATATTCATCAGAAGAATCAACGTCACCGTCATTATCAATATCTTGATCTTTACGATCTTTGTGCTTACCTTTTAACTCGTCTTTATTTACAGGATCCGTTGCCTCATCAACATTGCGCGGCATTTTAAATTGTTTATCTTTTTCGATATAAGACGGATCATATGCTGCTTCGTCTTCGCCTTTCTTACGATCTGCAATACGAGCCGACGATCCAATTCCTTTAACTTCACCAGTGAATTGATGATCTAGTGCAACAGGATGACCTATTTTCGTAACAACATGCGCTGCTTTAAATCTTTGTTCGTCGCCTGATCTTGGCTCTGCGACTTCAGAAATAATTTGTGAAAACTTTTTCATATCTGGTTTTCCTTTTAATATTTTTTTCTATTTATTTATAACTTTTAATGATTCTTAAGCTTGTTCAGCGCTATCCGGCTCTTGCGGTTGTTGATTGTTATCTGGTTTCTGTTCAATTTGTCCAAATCCCATTTCTTCATCATACATCCCTGCGGCACGTTCGGCTTTCATCTGTTTTTCCATTTCACGAAGTTCGTCATCATTCATAAATAATACATTCTTAACAACCCACTCTCGTGAATAATATTTTCCTACTTGCTCTTCCATATCTCTTAACATTGTTATTTTTTCACGAAGAATTTCAGTTTGTTTTAATTCCTCAAAATAATTGTCTTTCATAAAATCATAGCGCAATTTATTTTTAATTTCATTAAATTCATTAGGATCTACTATACCCTTTAAAATTAATTGTTTTTCAAGTAAAATATCAAATAATGCGGAGAATCTATTTCTTTGTCTACGAATAAATTTACTAAATTTAAGTTCGTCTCGAGTCATTTCTGACACACGGCCAAAGCTATACATATTTTCTGGCTCTAACCTAGATACTGGAACTTTCAAAGATTTATATAATTTTCGTTGAAAGTATTGTAGGTTTTCATCATTTGTAAGGGCGGCTGAATTTCCACCTGCAAGAATATCAACTTCTGTAGATCTTTCACCGCCGCGGCGCGGGAACCAAAAGTCTTCAGTCATTGTCATGAACTTACGACCGTCTGTAATATCGCCACTGTCAGAATCATACTGAAGCTTGTTTTTATGGCGTGTCATCATATCGTGTAGATATTGCTCAGCTTTTGCTTTTGGTAATTGACCAACGTCAATATAGAAAATTCTTCTTTCAGGAGCTCTTGTAATAGTATAAATGACTGTTGCATCTTCAAGCATCCTTAATTGATTTAAAGGTTTAATTGAAGGATGTAAATAAGAAAGAACGAGTGAATTAGTTTCGTTCATTAAGCCTGAAGTAATTCTTGCAATAGAATCTTTTGCTATGCGATAACCTTGCACAGTTTGACCTGTGCTAGCATTAGCAGCGCTTTTAGAACCAAACCCAGAATCAGAATACAAATAATATTCTTTTTTCACTTTCTTTAACGGAATTCCTGAATGAGGATCTTTTTTCTTTTCATCCATTTCTTTAATGAGACGTAATTTCCGTGGATCAATATATCTTACTTCTTTAATGCCGTCTTTTAAATTTTCATTATCTATAATAATGTGATAATTAAGGCGGCCATCAACATAGAATTTTTGAAATATATCGTATCCATAATTAGAAAAATCAAGTAAACGAAGTATTTCATCAAATTCTTCGGTTATTCTATCTTTAACTTTATCTGGAAGTTCAGTATCGTCTAATACTATTTCAACTACGTTTTCGTGTGAATCAATATTAATTGCTTCATTTATTACTTCATCTACAGCTTGAGCTATTTCAGGCTGCATCAAAAGGCTACGATACTTAGTTACAAGTTCGCCTTCTGTTTTTGCATCACCTTCCATATTGATGGCAATACCATAGGAACCGCCAAGTGAGTTACCTATGGTAATAGCGCCTTCGTCGTTAGACGGTTCTACAAAAGATACAGGCTTTTCTTCTTCTGCACCACCGATCTCTCTTTTTATCTCAAAGCCAAAAATTCTCATTCAATTAATCATCCTATAAATTAAGTTGTAGAAATGCCAGTTGCGCCTTCAACTCTCCATAGATCATATTGGAACGTAACTCCAAATTCTTCAATAACATCTGACTGATCCCATCCTACTGGAATAGCATCAACAGTAACTGGATATAAACCTTCAAACACATATGTTCTTAAGGCGGTACCGTCTTTGCCGTATTGTGTAATAATCGCATTTGATTTATAATCTTGAGGCAAAGTTCTTATATTTGAATCATGGCTGTTAATAGAGTTTGACCATGCTTCCATAGCATTACGGATTAAGAAATCCTCGTCGTTGATGATAGTTACAGGCCAATCATCAAATACTCTATCGCCTGCATATTTTACTGTCCGACCAAAATATGGAATCTGATATGATCCCAAAGTGGACGATGGTAGAGCCGCGGCCTTTATCATGAAAGGTAATTTAAAATCCGCTACCGGCTCTACTGGGTTTGTAATTTGTACTTGGAAGAGGGAAGGACGTGCGCCGCCCCCTGTAAGTTGAGATTTAAACTCGTTGATATTAAAAGCCATTTTTTATACTACTCCTTTTTAGTTTATTTATTAGAGTGGCTGACCAACGATTTCATCAAATTCTACTCCGGATCTTGTTGCCACAAAAGTAAGTTCGATAATGTTGATAGAACGGGCAGGTTTGATGAATATGTTGCCTTTAAAGATATTTCTATCTACCACATCAGGAGTATTTACTGTTGCGTCTGATACAACCCTGAAGTCGATAATTCCTCGTCTTCCTTGTATGTCTCTAAGGAGTGGCTCAACCAAATTTTTAAATTGTGTTTGTGTAAATTCGTCATTAAAATCAAACAAGAACGAGGCCGCAATCGTTGCAATTGCTTTCTCTACCGTTATGAACAGGCGGCGAACATTAATACGTGTGAACGCGCTTCCTGTTGCTGTGCCTAACGCAGTTTTGTCTCCAAATAATAATACACCTTGACCAACTTGAGAAATAACAGGGTTAATGTCTTTTCCGTATAATTGATCTCTTTGTGATTTATTTGGATTAAATGCTAATTTAATTACGTTTTTAACTACACCGCGTTTATAACCAGCTGGTGATTCATATGGTTCAACTCTTGCTGCCAATCCTGCCATATCTCCATTTAACGGAATCCAACGATACGCATCATTATACTTATCATAACGATACTTATATCCACTATCAATGAAGAGATATGATGAAGAAGTACAACTATTTCTAAATGCAATTGCATTAGTCATTTTTGCTTCTGGATTTGACGGTGTAACAACATTAGCATAAGTTGGTGAACTATATACAACGCAATCTTTACGTGATTCTGCAATGTTTTGCGTTAAATAATTTGTAAGATTTGCAGAAGATTTACCTGTTATAATAGCCGAAACGTCAACAGCATTAGAATCTTTATATAAATCATATCCTAATGCAACCTTTCCGAAAGCAATAGAACTTTCACCATCACCATCGCCGCCACCGGATAAAGTTTCGTAAATGCTTGATGTGAAGGTTCCAAGCAATGCGTTTGATGGAGTACGATCACCTTCTGCATCAGTTCCAATTGCTTTAACCCACGATGAGTTATTTGTTAATATATCCACATAATAATTTGTAGAACCGTCTGCGGTTTTAGCTGAAGATGATACAGAAACGTTATCATAAACTTCAAGAACAGTACCTGCTGTACCAGTAATATCCCCTACACTATCAATCACAGCAATATGAACACGAGTATTATCAGTAGGAGCACCTTGTACTTCTTTTGCATAACCCCATTTTGACTTAAAGCTTATAAGTGCTGTATTTGACTCTGCTGTAGTATATCTATTTTTAAAAGTAATATCATATGAATATGGTGATGTGTTAGATCCATTATCAGTAAATGATGCAACAACCATATCTTGATAACCAACGCTATCGTTACCAACAGTTAGAATATCTCCGTCCTGAAGCGCAGTGGTTATTTCGCTTACAATGCTGATAGATACAGTATTTGCATTAAAAGCAAAAGATCCTGCCGAGGCTTCTCCTACACCAGCAATGCTATTTTCAAAAGAACTTGAAGAAGCGGCTACTACCTGTATACTGTTGCCTAAAGCTCCTTGATGTTTTGCTGAAAAATATGAACCTACTGCAGTTGCTGCACTATCAGAAACAACGCGCGTTACATATAATGAACTTGTGTATGATAAGAAATCTGCTGCACTAAAGAACGTTTCATGGTTTTGCCACGAAGTATTTGCATAAGGCTTTCCAAAGCGTGATACAAGTTCGTCTTCAGAAGAGATTAAAATTCTTTCGTTAGTTGGACCCCAGCGAAATACTCCAGCAATCGCTGCAGGAGGAGTCGCTACCGCCGGTATTACTGCTGATGCATCCACTTCCCTAACGATAACGGATGGGCTTACAGAAAAAACCATATTTTTCTCCTTTATGTAAGATTATTTTAAACTTTTTTCAGTTGTTTCTTCTTTATTTATAATAACACGAATTTACAATAACCACCTATCACCGCCATCATCTATCTGCCAACCGGCTTTATATTTAGAATCATCAATCTCTCCAGTATTTATAAACCCAAATGGGAGTAAATCATCGTCTATTTGTTCTTCTGTTTTTTGCCTTAACTTACTTAAAGTATTTATGTCGGTAATTTCTTTAAAATAACTTTGACTTGTAAGCCATGCAAAAACAACTAAATTCATAACTAAATCATCGTGTGATCCAGGTTCAGCTTCATATGATGAACCTTTTTTTGAAAATCGTGAAAGTTCTTGTATTGTTTCAAAATCGTTTATAATAAGTTGTTGTTGCTCTATTAACATTTTAAGCATAGAACAACCCACTGATTTTACTGCTTTAGTTGTTCGTACTCCTGTATCTGATATTTTTCCAAATCCATTTGAAATTCGTTTACCGTTACGCCCAGCACTCTCAGTATAAAGCATTCCTTCATAACCAAAATCCATTACAAGTGTATCAGATACTTGTGAGCCTATATCATTAATTTCTATTAGTACTAATGCTTCATTATATGATGTTGCAACTCTGTATATAATAGATGCAAAATCTATTGGAGATATAAAATTATCTCTAAATGTACACACTTGTTTATAAGGCATAGATGTTATATCTATCACATTGAAAGTTGAATAGTCTAAACCTTTACCTCTTGATACGTCTACAGTCATTGAATACACATGATCTTTTTCAGGTTTTTCATATTGACATATGCCATCTTTTGAATATAATGGATTTGAATAAGCAAGCTGTTTTAAAGCTGCACCTGATATAAGAGTCCCTGAACTACCTAAAAATTGGCATTCGTATTCTTGTGCAAATTTTTCTTCATCATAATCTAAAGCTTCAAGGGTTTCTCTTTTCCATTTCTCGTCTCTAGTTGGTACATCATTCCACATAACTTCAATATATTCATAACCGTTTGTGCCTTCTTTTGCTCCTTTACAAGTTTTCCAAAAATGATTTAAACCATTTGGAGTTGAAGTCATCAAAAGCTTTGTGCTTTCTCCTGATGAAATTGTTGGATAAACTGACGCAAAAAATTCATCATACCCTTCAATAAATGCAACCTCGTCAAGATATAGAAACGAAATGGACTTACCGCGAATTGCCGAAGACGTTGTAGTGCCAGCAAGAACTTGACACCCATTTTCAAGAGCAATATTACCTTTATTCCATTCTTCTATACCTTGCTGTAACCATTTAGGTAAAGCTTCATATGCAAGTTTAACTCGAGACATAACCTCACGGGCTGCATCACCTTTATTTGCAAGAATAGCAACTGTTTTAAATTCGTTAAACAAAATATAATGTAAAATAATAGCAGTTGCCGTTGTCGTTTTTCCTGACTGACGAGCTGTTAGGACCGCCACCCTACGATTATTTGTAATTTTATGAGTTATTTCTTCTTGATAGTCATACATTTCAAAAGGAATAAGACCTTTATCAACATGAACGATTTTAATATATTTTTTAGCAAAATAAATTGGATCTTCAGAACACTTTAGGTATTCCTTAATAAGATCAGGACTCCATTCTATTTGTTCTCCTATTCTTTTAAGATGAGAATTTCCTAAATATCCATCACCCATCTTTTTCACCTTTAATCATTTTAAGAAGATCTGAAGTTGATAATATAAGATTATTATTTGTGACATTACTTTGAGCGGCTTCTTTAGGCCCATTAATTTCTTCTATTGCGTATTTCTTTTTTGTTGACATTTCAACAAAGTCTTTGTTAGCGTCAAGAAGAGTTTTCATCACAGTAGCCGCAACTTCAAATGCGCGTGGAGACTCGGATTGTTTTGCCAATTCAATCATTTCTTTTAATGCGTCATCTCCTTGTTCTATAATGTTTTTAATATTACAACGTGCTTGATCTATGTCTTGAAGATTTTCTTCAGACATTTGAGTTTTTACTATTTTAGCGATTTGTCTCTCTTCGTCACTTTCTTGTCCTCGAACGGCCAATTCGTTTGAGGAACCGTTAAGAACATGTTCTTTATCCTCCGCCATTGCCTTCCTTGCATAAAGATTTGACGCATGATGGGTTTCTCCATCTCGTTCATTATATTCCATGTCATTATCTTGTAGGCTTTTATCTGTAGAATTATTAAGTTTTTCATCTACACTCTCCTCTTTAATTTCCATTAAAGATCTTACGCCAAGAACTTGAGATATTTTATCATCACGCATTGTTTAACTTTCAGGATTATCAGTGATCACTTTTATGATTCCCCAATCATCATCATATTCAATGTCCGTGTATGGAACAGTTAAACTAGGATCAGTTGTTGGTGTATTATTTGCAGTTAATCCAGGATATACATTTACTCCTTGTTCCGCTATAAGTGATGCATCTGTACCAGTCCAAACGTCAGTATCAACAAATTTAATAACTTTACGTTTTCTTTCAGGTCCAAAAAACCATCCTTTCATAGTAAAGTTTAAAGTGAACATTACAGCACGTCTTTCTTCATAAGACCCTTCGTATAATTCTTCATTACTTACGCCATTTAGTACAATGGGTATATCAATCGCTTCATAATTATCTAATAATTTTACTGTAACTGTATATTCTGGTTTAAAAAATGGAATAATTTGCTCAACAATTTTAGTAGCATCTTCAGTATATTTTGTCATAATATACAAAGAAAAATCTATATTATATGGAGTGGCAGACCAAACAAAAAGTCTCTGATCGTCAACCTCGCCGTTTGTTGTTTTTAATATTTTTTGTTTTGAAGGAATCTTACGAACCGGATCGTATATCATATTCGTTATTTCAAAAGCCATTCTTGGCAATGTAATTGCGGATGGATTATCAAGATTAGGATCTTGTGTTATCCTAGAAAGAAATTTTTGAAACGGGCCATATGCTATAGGAACAATTATGCTCTGGACCTCAGCCCCAGCATTAGTGGATCGAGTGATTTTCATTTTATTAAAAATTGTACCAAATAGAGCTACATATTTTCTCGTGGTACCATTATAGAAATTATTAACAATTGCCATTTTTAATCCGTTGGGTTAGTAATAGTTTCGCTAAATGGATCAATTTCAGTGAAGTCTATTATATCGTTTCCTGCTGTTTCAAAATCTATGTTGTTGGCAATAGGATCTCGAGTTTTAAGCGTTGTAAGAGAAGTAACATTTGTTGTTTTATAGTCATCCCAATATTCGTCAATAATATCAACTTTTGTATCAAATCTCTCATTTGAATATTCAAACAATTCACACCTTAAATCAAATACTTGAAGTGCGCCGCTTTGATAAAATACGCTTTCGTGTTCTACGTGCATTATCTTAAAGAATTTATCATTAAGAGGGAAGTATATTAAATCTCCTTCAAACGGTCTTTCTCGCGTGGTATCATGCCTTGTGACATATTTTTCAAAAGTTCTATTCGCTACAGAAAATGTTACTTGATCTCTAATCTGCAATCCAAATCGAGATAAGAAATCTCCTTCTCCTTCAAAACCATCTACACTCTTTACGTACATATCTAATTCATATGCACGGTTGAAAATAGAAAGATCGTCTTCATTTAGAATATCATCACGTTGCTGTATAGATCGTCCTATATAAATTACGTCCATTCCATAAATTTGAATAGACTCAATAACAAGATCGTCTATAAGTTGCTGTTCGTTAAAATATTCGTAGTTGTTGAAGTAAACATTTGTAGCCATAGTTTATCCAATGAAATTATACACAAGAGGCTGTAGATTTTGAATAGAATTGTCTTCCATTTCTTTTCTATCCGCTTTCGCTTCAGAAAGAATTTGCTCTCCGTTAAACTGAACTCCGCCAATAAGAGTCATTCCTGAAAATTTAGTAAGATTTAAACCCCATTGTTCACGAATGAGTGCTGAAGCATAATTTTGTAACCAACGATCTTGCCATACGTCAGAATACGTATTTCCATCTATAATATCATATCCTTCAATGATAATATATTTACCGGCTGTTAATGTGCTTTTAGTTTCATCTAAATATACTCTATTAATATGACGGTTATAACGAATCATCGGTCTGCCTACTAATATTTCTTGAAGAAATTGTAAATGAGACATTGCCATATAATAATGTTGAACATTGTATCCGGTGATATCTTCAAGATTATTTAATACAAACTGATATTGAACATTAAAGAAACCTGTTCCAGTTGATATAGAAGAACTTAAATCAAATATACGAGTGATACCAAGAATATTTTCAGGAATTGTAACATATCCTTGATCTATTTCTGCTTGTGTTAATTGGTGCTTTAAGTAAATCATTTGACTACCATCATAATGATAGTCACGCCAAAAAGATATCGCTTCGTCTATACGATCATCTACTTGTTCGTCAGAAATGTTAATTTGAATAACTGGAGCCCCGATTTTACGCAGAACGTAATCTTTAAACTCAGTACGAGTCGTTGGTAGTGCCATTTTATAATACCCTACTTTTTTCTATTATTTATAAAAGCGGAATACCTCTTTAATCTCGTCTCTCGATGTCATTTTCAGTAAGAATAGATCCCATCCAAACTTCAATTACTTTAGCGTTTTTATTATCTAAATTAACTGCTTTATGCCAATAACCTGTTGGAATATCTATGCTATCACCAGGCGTAAGTAATGTACTAGTTTTTCTACCTAACTTATCTTCTAATTGCATATTAATAACTCCATCAACAACATGCCAATGCTCACTACGATGAAAATGCCTCTGATCGCTTAAAGCCTTACCTTCATAAAATGTTAATTCTTTTACTTGCCATTTGCTATTGCGATCTAATACTTTATATTCACCCCAAGCACGCTGTGTTACAGGTTTATCCCAATTTTTAAGAATCCAACTACTTGAATTCTTTTTATCTTCGCCACCAACGCCAAACGCAAACTCTACACCTTGTGTATTACCCCAAGTTTGTATTTCAGGAATATTTTTATTTGTTCGATCACCGCCGTTAGCAAAAATAACACTACCAGTCGTTTTTGTTCTTGCAATGCCTATTGCTTCATTTGCAGTATCATCACTATCATCAAATGCGAGTACTTCATCTACACATTTTAATTCTTTAATGATAGAAGCCCTTTCTTCAAATGGCATAAACGGGCGACCTTTTTTTCTTGTAAGCCATTCATCAGAATTAACTCCAACGATAAGACGATCACCAAGTTTCTTTGCCGCTTTAAAATACGCAATATGTCCGCTGTGTAAAGGATCAAATCCCCCAGTAATTAACACTATTTTCATTTTAAGATCCCATATGAATATTAGATTTTTCACCATCAAAGAAAAACATTTGCCACATACGGCAGTCATCAATATCACTTCCAAAGTATTCAGATGCCGCATGAATACAACCGCCATCAAATATCACAAGGCGATTAAATACGTTTCCAAATACATCTACAGGCTGATATGGTGTTCTGTCAAGAAATGTTTTCTGATTAAATACTTTTAAACCATCGCCTCTATCCCAATTAATTTGAGAATTATGATGTATTCTTGTTTGCTTGTGCATAAAAGTTGAAGTACCACATTCAGGTGGCGCATCAGGTGTTAGGTAAATCATGGCAGCCCATCTTTGCTGATCGCAATGATATACAACTTTTTCACCAGCAACATTATGCTGAAAACGACCGTTCATACCGTAGCTTTCCCATTCTGATATTTTTTCTCCAATAAGATCTTCAAATATTTCTTTAAGTCCAGGAAACAAATGTTGTGTCCTTGTTCTTTTTCCAATATAACCTGGGTCATCAAAGAACTCTTGTTGTAATGCATATTCACGCACTGCATAAGGATCCTCATAGAAATTATCTACTACGATTGCTCTTTTATTTTCTTGAAGCTTTGGATTAACACGAATTTTTGTTTCTAAATTTTCGTTTTGTGTATTACTTGTTTGTTGTGTTTCGGATTGCTCTTCACTTATAAACCAATTTTTCATTTTCTAAAACCCCATATGTTTCTGTCTTACAAAATCAAGATCCCAAATAGTTGCTGAAATAGGTGTTTCTTGCCCTTCAAATACGTTAGGCGTTGGAGCTAAAGTTCTCCATCCTGGTCCCCACTTTTTTGTTAAATATTCAATGTTTAAATTATTTGAATGATCAAGTTTATCTTTTAAACCTTTTTCATTCTTTTCAGTTTGGCTTCCACTCTTATAGTACATAGTGCTATCATCAAGACCGTGTAAATAATCATTTTCTAAACCAACTACTTTTCTTATTTGTCTATGTTGCATTCTCATAATATAGTCGGCGTCTTCGCAATACGCAGGATATGTATTTTCATCAAATAAACCAAATATTTTAACTACGTTTTCACGAATTAAAAACAGATCCCAAGCTCCGATGCCGAAATCACCAGAATTTGGATGTATCATTCCAACGATAGGATCTTTATTAAGAATATCAACCATTTCTTTTAATAGGCCTGGGCCAAATGCAACATCGTCATTTGCAATAATCCAATATGGTGCTAACATATAACATTTAATAATAAGATTCCAAGCTCCGGCACATCCTATATTTGCCGGCATATGAACTACTTTTATGTTATCAATAAATTTATGATCCATTTTAGTCAAAGCATCGAGCTCAGCATCAATTTCACCTCTACCGTTATTATTAATAATAACGAAATTTTCAACTGGATAATCAACACTCATTATTAAACGCGAAATCCAATATGTGCTATTTACGACTGGTGCTCCAATCACGGGTATTTTATCCACCATATTCATCAACTCCTTAATATTAACGGTGTCACCATTTTCTTGCCACCATGCTGTTATAAATTTACTACTTTGATCTTGTATAGTTTTAATTTTTTGTTGTTCTTTTTCTTCTTCTCTTGGAAGAGTTGTATTATGTTTTCTATTTTCTGTAAAAAATGGAAATACATAGCACGAATTATAATCACTAGGATAGATAAGATTTTCAGGAAGAGGTGCATGCTTTGTGTTTTTTATATTAAGAGTATAAGTTTTTGTTTCTTCTTTATAATAGCTTTCAACAATTTCTTTTGCGTATTTTCTATTAATTAAGTATGCACAACAAGACCAATCATTCCACCGCTTTCTTCTCATACGCATATCACTCCAATCAACTGGAACTTCTTTAATAAGTGACATTTGTATAACCGTCCAATCTTGTGGAAGAGATTCTTTAAATTCTTTAAAATCAAAATTCCAATAATCAACAAGTGAAAAATTTATATCATCTTCACAAAAGAAAGCATATTCTTCATCCGTATCTTTGTACCAACGATATATCATGTGTACATGAGATATACCTACGGCTAAAACATCAGGTGGGAGCGAATTCTTTTTTATAAAAAGCCCATCAATTTTAACTTGTTCTTCAATATTACCTTTTCTACCATCATATGCTTCTATCATACGATACGATACTCCGCGATCTGAGAATTGTTTCTCAAGATCTTTTTGTCTTTTCGTAGATTCTTTTAAAGAAAGATAATACGCGGTTGGAAAATCTTTAAGCTGCTTTACCATTCAAGTTACCCATAATATAATCTTCAGCACATTTTGTATTTTTATCTGTATTTAATAAAGAATGCACTCTGTTCATATTTATAACATCTGGGTGAATAAACCAATCTTCATAAGGTCTGTTTTTATCAGGAGAAATGTTGCTTACAAACAATTCATAACCATAAGACTTTAAATAATTTCTTGCCCTTTCTCTCCAACCCCCATTAGGATCCGCATAATGATCATGTTCAAATGTAATAATTCCAAACTTACGTGTTTCAAATGGAATAGAAATTAAAGCTTGAAAACTTACACTTGGCGGATCACAATCAATTTGAAGATAGTCTATATATTCATCAAAACCAAGGCCAGATAAAAATGCTTCATAGTTTACAGTTGTTGCATCTTTTAAAACACAAACGTGTTTTCTTTCTTTTTTATGTGCATTTACAAATTCTTCACTTATATCTAAAGATACTCCATTCCAATCAAAGTCTTTTTCAAGAAGTAACGTATTGTTACCATATGATGGATGTCCTGATCCAATTTCAACATATGATCCATTTCTTTTGCCATCAAGGAGAGTAAGAACGAACATATCTTGATACGCTTCTGAATAGTTTTGTTCTATATTTTCAGATCCTTTAAATGGAATTTTTAATGAGCTGTGTTTATTTTTATTATATAAAGTTAAGCTGTTTGATGAAAACGCATTTAAACGAACAAGACTTTCGTATACTTTATTTTTAAAGTATTCATTTAAATTGTAATTCGTATATAAGTCAAGGAATATGGATCTTGCTTCTTCTCCTAAACCACAATGCCAAGCGGCATATGCTTTTTGATACATAAGAGCATATATTTTATTAGGATAAGATACGCTTGTAGTTAAAGGAACTAAAGTTTTTTGATCGTATACAGATAAACCTATTGAAGCCATTGTGTAAGAATCAAACCATTTTCCATCATCTCCATCTGCCATTTCACACGCTCTACTTAAAATATAATATCCTTCAGGTCTTTTCGGCTGTATTGCTATGGCGTGTTTCATTATATTCTTAACTGTAAATCTTCGTGTTCCTTGCCTTTCAAAACAATCTGCTGCTTTTATTAAAGCCTCATATTTAATTAAATCGTCTTCTGTCCGTTCGGCTGTTCTAAGATAAAAAGAAACCGCTGATGCAGTTTGCCCTATATCATCATAATAAAGAGCAAGGTTCCAATTTGTTTCAGGTTTGTTTGGTTTTTTGATATATTCTTTTAGCATTGCTTTTAAATCATTTTTACCAAACTCATTTTCAAATTGTTCTACTGATATAAGATTAAGCCATTTATTACGATGAATATTAAATTTATCAAACACTAAATCTTCATCATTTAAGTCTATTATTTCTTGACTTCCTTTTGTTATTATACCACAACCATGGTCGGTGTCAATAGTTAACATTCTTAAATCGTTTCTTTCAGATCTCATTTTTACAAATGTTTTCCATATATCTCCATTCCACAATCCATGCTTGTATGGCCTTGCCTGATGTTCTTCTTTAA